GCTGTCCATTTGCCAGTCCCGTCTTTCTTTGCGCGAAAGTTTGGATTGGCGATGATTTGAGTGTTTGCGATTCCGATGATTGTTGCGCTCATGCGTATGTTCCGTTGGTTCGTTCAATGCTGGCTAGGTAGCCGTTTGATTTTTGCATCTCATGCAAAAGTTGGGTTGTCGATGTGTCCTTGCTACCTCCGAAAATGTTAGGAAAGCCGATACTTGGAATTAGGTCTTTTATTGATCCTTTGATTCCTTCGCCAAATGATTCGCCAAGTGATTTCATGGCGTTACGGATAGTATCCATGAATGCGCTATCGTTAAAGACCTCCAAGGCTTTGGCAAACTCTGATTTCAGCATGTAGCCAAGTTTTGAGAAGTCACCCGCATTGATTGCGCTTTCTAATCCGTCAAATAGTTTTTTAAGATACTCTCCATTGCCTCCCATCATGTCGAATCCCGCAAGGTTCAAACTGCGCCATAAGTATTTCAATCGGCTAATTTGATCGGAAAAAGATCCAAGTTTACCCGCTGAGTTTTCGACGTTCTTGGCAAAGGAAGCAACGTCTGCACCCATTTGATTTGTCATTACATCGGCATTTTTGAAAAGCCTGATGATTTGCATTCCCATCTTTGCCCCGAAAATCGTTTCGGTAATGTCGCCAAGTTCACCGATGCTGCCTTGGTATTGGGAAAGCGATTGCATAATCGTTTTGAATTGGTCAATCGGTTTCATTTGCGCCAATTCCGCCGCGCTCAATCCAATCTTGGCAAAGGTATCTTGCAGCTCTGTTCCGCCGTGTGTCGCATCATACATGTTGTCGGCAAGCGTTGAGAGCATTCGACCTGCGTCAACTTGCGCTCCTGCCAGTTCCAATGCTCGATTTAAGCGAATGATTTCCGAAACGGTGCTGCCAGTTTGCAATGCAACGTCCTCTGCCGCTCCGGCAAAGTCCGCAAGCTCATTCGTGCCGGTTGCCGCCTTGATGATGATGCTTTCCAGCGTCTGCGCTGCCATCATGCCGCCGACCAATGCCGCGCCTTTTCCCATGGTTCTGCCGATTGCGGAAAATCCATTTTTAAGACCAGCAAAACCACGTTTTACTTCCTCCCCGTCAAATCCTACTTTTACTGTTGTGCCGATAGCCATTGTTCTAAGTTCCTTTCAAGTTGTTCTAGTTTGTCATTGGTTTTTTTATCTTCAACCGTTACCGAATACCTCAAAGTGTGACCGTTTTTGATGCTCTCGCAATAAAGCAATTGCAGCACCCGAGCGCAATCCATCTCCCATAAAATGACCTCCATCGGGACGCCATGCCGTAACGCAAAGTATTCCAGCTGCGCGTCTAAGCATGGCGAATCTCCTTTCCCGATGCCCCACTTTCCATGCGCGCAATTCCGATGCGTGAAACTGCTTCCATGACTTCAGCGATAACGCTTTCGAGTTCATCCTCATTATCAATCGCAAAGTCTGACAAGATCAAATCACGCTCGTTTTTATCTTTGCGTGCGTATTCCTTGAAATCATCTTTGCCCAACGACATGGCAAAAACCACCTCGGTGATTGCGCTCAATTCATCTGGCTTTTCCGATTCATTAAAGCAATCATTTCCAATCATTTTAAGTTTCTGAATCCTTCCAAATGATAGCTGATTCAATGGTTTTCCTGCCAGTGTGATTTCACCCAGCCATGCACCTGATAGTTTGTTTTCTCTTTCGCTCATATCTTTTATCCGTTCAACCTGCTTACAAGCTCACGCTTTTGATTCTGCGGCAGCTTCGCGTCGATCATTGCACTTGCCTTGCCATTGGTCATGTAAATGCTCTGGACGGCGATTCTGTGCAAATGGAGCAACTCCTTGCGGTTCATCGCAAACGCCAAGCAATAGCTTTCGGCATTGTTCGGGAATTTTGCAATGTGCCGTCCTGCATCCTCAAATGTTGCAACGTGCTTTAGATCGTAAGTCTCAATTGCATGAGCAAGCCAATCGTTAGGCGTAAATCCTTTTTGCGATGTTTTGACGAATGCCGATAAGTGATGCAGCGGATGAGCTGCTGGCAATGTTTCCATGCGTGACCATGCCCGGGACATGGAGATTGAATCGTGTTTCCCGTCCAAGCTGTGAGGCTCGAAATAATAGCGTGAATAAACTGTGCCATTTTCGTGGGAAATGATCTTGCATGGCACGTCTTGAGCGTTCGGTATTCCGATGCTCATAAGTGAGGTTGCAAGATTGATGTCACCTGTTCCAAATTTCTCCATTTTCTTAGTTTAGTTTTTACGATGACTTGCCCAAAGCGGTGATCGTAAGGTTTGTTCCTGCTGATGTAGCAGTGATAACTAGATCAGCGGTCAACATGCTGCCAGTAATGCCGCTTGTATTCCAGATTTTGCAAGGTAGCGTCAAAACCTGAGTGCCGTTCGTTGCCGATGCACTGCCGCTTGTGACGTTGATTTCTAGCGCGTAAATCCGCGCCATAGATGGCAGTGTCACGCCTTCAAAGTCTTTGCCGTCACCGTCTAAAACTTGCACTCCAGAGCTGACAACTCCCGCCGTTGTATCAGTGCTTGTCGATGCAGCTGTGATGCCTAAGCCGCTTGGGATTGCTATGTTCAGCGTTCCATCATTGGCTAGGTAATTGCCGTTTGCATCTGCTTTAACTGTCAGCACAATATCGGCACCTGAGCTTGCCACCGAGTATTTAGCGGCGATTGCAGCATTTGCATTTAGCCCCGATGCAAGTGCGCTTGCAACTAGTATGGCGGTGTTCGCTGATGTCGTCAACGGGATTGTTACAGCAAGCGGCGATCCCGTTAAAGTTGATCCCGTTACGGTGACAATGCAATTGCCGCTCGATGTTGCCCCAGCAGCAGCAATTACTGTGGCAGTTTCGACTTGTGCAACTCCTGCGACAAATGCCGCGCTGCCAGTGCATACACCTGTTTGAACGTCTAGCGTTGCCGTGGTGCTGGATGTGGTAAGTCTTGCGCTGATTGCATAGCCAATGTCGGCAGTTGCAAATGATTGCTGCGCGGCAGAAGTTCCGACTGTAACTCTGCCAGTTGTGAGCGATGATGCGGGACTAGCGGTAAAGCTCGTGCCATTGTTTGTTAGTGCTGAGGAAATGATCATAATTTTTTTTATTAGCTTGCTGTCGATACTGCGGATGAATCAATGCTTGGTTTAAATACGCATGTAAGATCGCCCATCTCAAATCCTGTATTGCTGCGCTTGAGCGATGCTTGCAAAACGATGACGCTGGCATTTGCTACGGGTGTGACTTTAAGCAAGTCAGTAGTCACCGTTAGTGAGTCCGCTGATGTGTTTGCAAGCGTCACGGTGTCAGCAATTCCGACTACTAAGCCTGCGCCTTTGACTGCTACAACTCCATCAATTGTTATGTCAATAGTCTCGTTGTAAATGCTCATGACTACGTCCTGACCAACGTGGTTTGGTGCGTAAGCAACTTCGCTGTTGCCGCTGTAACTGATGTTTGCAGCAAAAAGACCCGTCGAGGTTGCTTCTGATGCGATGCCAAATTTTGCCGTTCCGAAAACTGTTGCGCTCATATATTTTGTTGATTAGATTTTGCACCCAGTGAGGGTGAATGATATTTGTGAAATTGTGGTGTCGTTGTCTGCCGATGTTTCGAGTTCAAAATCTCTTGCATCAAAAATTCTTGTCAGCGTGTTGTCTGCTTCCGACCATGCAAGCAATGTGACAACATCGCCAAGCAAGTCGTAAAATTGATCCTCTAGCTCGTCCTTGTCGGCTAGTGTTGTGCCGCCGTTTACCCTTGGCACCGTGCCAAGTTGTGCCGCAATGCTGAAATCAATTACCCCGCGCAAGACTTCATGCTCTTTGCTGCCAGTGATTGTAAGCTTGATTGCGGGAGGCTCAATTACAGATTGATCCCCGTCGATAAAAATATCCAAATCAGCAAGATCACCGATTGCGTTATCGGTGATGTAGTTTTTGAGTGATTTGAGAATGAGTGTCGAGGTCATGCCGCTTTCTGTTTTTTGAATTTAGCCGTTGCCGCTTTGTCATACCATTTGAGGATGTTTAGCAATGCGCGTTTCACTACCTGAGTCTTGCGCGATTGCGGCAGAATTTCAGGGTTGGCACTATGTTTTACTGTGTTATTCAATTCCGCTTTTGGCGAAAAAACACTGCGCTTGGTTGTTGCGTTTCCAAGGTTCGCAAACTTTTGAGCGTGTGGAAGAAAGTTTTTCCCAATGTTGACTTTTTGCGTGCCGCTTTGCTTGCTCGATAGCTGATTGCCAGAACCGAACCAAGCACCTTTTGCCATACCAGCGTTATCACGCTTTGGCTTTAATGCCTCTTGCAAAATTGCGGGCGTAACGGTTTTTCTTTGCTCAATCGGCAGCTTCACAGTTCTGCGCCGCCCACGGGTTCTGTGTTGTTCAATCCATTCATAGCACTCTTGCGGCGTTTTTAGCGATGGTCGAGATTCGACTAAGCGACAAACATTCATCGCGTCAAGATAGATAGCCTTGTTTTGAATGTCCTTTGTTTTTTTGCCCTTGCCAAACGCTTGAGTTGCCCCTGCAAGCTCGCGTGCAATCTGAACTCCCCACCGATACAAAGCTTGCTCTGATGACTCGCCAAACGACTTCCTAGCGACAGCAAGACTGCGCTCTAGTTGTCGGTTGTCGGTCTTCATGGTTAGCTTCATGCTCGGGTGATGGATTCCAATTTGAGAGTTACAAAAGATCGTCCTGAAACAATGTCTGTTAATCGAAAGCTGCGACTGCGAGATGATACCGATGATCCGATATAACTCTTGATCGCGGCCGTATAAGCCGTTGTAAACTCGGTCGTTTCAACGACTGCTTGAAAACTAGCAATCGGTGAAAAGCCCGTATCTTCGTAGCTTTGAGAATCGGCAATTTCATTCAATACCGCGCTAACAGACGCGCCACCGTTAATGGTGATGGTTTCCCCGCCAATCGTTGTGCGAGCGGATAGGAAAGCTTTTTTTGCAAATTCTGTTAGCGCGGACATTTTGAAAAAACCACCCCGCCATTTCTGACGGGATGGAAGTTATGACTACTACCAAGAAAAATTAGTCAGCAAGCAAGCAGATATGCTCTGGCTTGAGAACTTTAGCACCCCAAAGAACGCCGATTTCGTAGTGAACCATGCGATAGCCGGGATAGACAGCAAGCTCGAAGCTCAGTCCGCTGCGTGGGTCAGTTACAACTTCGCGCATCAAGGCAAGATCGTTGCCGCCAAGTGGAACTTCTGGCAAGCGAGTAGCAAGGATGATTGCGTTGCGGCTGAATGCAGCGTTTGCATCTTGCGCGGACAGAACGGTCACAGCATCGTTGTTGGCGATTGCTTTGATAAGTCCAGGTGCTGCGATGGTGATATCGCCGTCTCCGTCACCTGCGAATCCGCTAGTCACGGTGTAAGTGTTGCCACCGATGGTTACAAGCGAGCCAGTTGGGATCGTGCCAGTGCCTGTGTCAACGTGGATCGTGGTGCTGCCGACTGGGTAACCTGCTACAAGGTCAACAAGGTAGTTTGCACCTGTGGCAGTGGCGGTCAATCCGATTTGAGCGGACTCACGAACACCGAAGCCCATGAGGTTGCCAAGAACGCCTTGACGAAGCAAGCCGTTTTCTCCAGCGTCACCAACATTGGTGAGTTGTGTCAATCCGCGCATTGCAGCCGAAGCCGTGGTGTTAAGAACCATGTGACGGTCGCTAAGTGGTGCGCCGCGGTCATCCAAGAACTTCTTGGCAAAAGCAGCATCTTTCAGCGTGGTGTTGAAAAGCGTGCTGTTGCTTGGAGTGATTGCACCCGATGCGCCAAGTGCGGCAGCGTCAGCGAGGCCGTTTTCGCTCTCATTCACAGCAGCGCGGATGGCTTGGGCGATTTGATCTTGAGCGACCGACAAAGTGCCAGCGCCTTGATTGACGGCGTATTGCTCCTCGGCGCTCCAAGAGAATGGAAAAGCGCGAGCCTTGGTGATGGTGATGTTTTCGTTGCCAACGGTTTGATCTGCGATTGCAGGAAAAGCCATTGCAGCGGTGATATCCTTTCCTGCTGTGTTTGCAGCGGTTTTAAAGGAACGAAGATTTTGACCAACGGCAACGCGATCAGCCGAAGCGTCACGGGTTACGGATGGGATGAATCCGACAAGCTCACGGGAAACTACATCAAGTGCAGAATAAGCGTCAGCTACTAAGTTAGTAAGGGTGTTAGACATGTGATTATGTTAGTTGATGATTTTGCCGCCAGTTTTGACGAAGTTCATGCGCTCGGCAGGCGTGAGCGTGTTGAACTGTTGGAGAGTTTTGTTTTTGATTGCGCTTTCTTCCTCAATTGCAACTGGTGTTTCGTGACCGTTTTGCGAAAGTAGCGCAATGGCTTTTTGCTCTGCGCTAGCATCGGCAGCTTGCACTTCAGCTTGTAAGGTTTCGATCTGCGCTTGTGCTTGCGTTAAGCCTTCAGCGGATTCGTCACGCTCTGCGGTTAGAGTTGCAACCTGTGCTTGCAAGTCGGAGATTGATTGGGCATGGGCTGCGACTGCCTCGCGCTCAGCGGAGAGTTCAGCTTGTGCTGCGGTCAGATCATCGGTAAGCGATGCAATTTGAGATTGCGCGGCTTCTAGGTCTGCTTTGTTTGCGAATGGGTTAAAGCTCATTTCGAGTTCGATTTTTGATTGATTTGTGTTACGTCAAGATTTTTTTTCAGATAATTTCATCTGCTAAGCCTAGGTCGATTGCTCGTTGCCCAGAATACCAGCCAGCGCGGAAAACTTCCTCATCAAGATCAGGTCTGCGCTCTGAAACAAACGCTTGAAATGTTTCTCCGTGCTGATTTGCGGATTCTTGCAAAAATGCTAATTGTTCTGCGTTCGGCTCAAGATGGAAAGTCGATTTAAGCGTTGCGCCTTCGTTGGTGATTGCTTTTGCCTCAACTCCGATATTGCGCTCGTATTGCGTCCAGTCATACCAAGTCATGATTGTTCCGATGTTGCCGATTTGAGCGGTTTCAGAAATCAAAATGCGATTGGTTGCGCTAGCCAGCATGTAAGCGGCAGAGCAAGCGCAAGAAGTCACAGTTGCGGCAGTTGGCACGGAAAGTGAGGCGATGTAACGCGAAAGCTCGATAGCTCCGTTTACGCTGCCGCCGCCGCTGTTGATTACAAAGTTAATAGCTTGCGCTCCCTGCTCTAGTAAATCATCAATCTCATCTTTAATCGAATCGTAGCTAGTAACAATTCCGACGATTTGATAGATTGCTGGAACGCTATTTGTCAGCATTCCCTGAATGTGGATCGTGCCGATGCCGTTCTCTAGTGATGCTTTCGGGCGTAGATTGTAAAAATCATCAATCTCGATTTCGTCGAGGCTAGCCGTCATCGCAGCTTTTAGCTGTGAAGCATCGCAAGCGTAAAAGCGTTGCATTGCTAGGTGATTATGCAGTTGGTTCTTCATTCGATTTAGATTGTTGTTGGCTCATTTCGTTTGGCGTGAGCATCACCATTTCGCGATCTTCGATGACCACTTTGTATTTTTCTGCTACTTGCGCGGCGATGACTTTACGCATTGCGATTTCCTCGGCACGCTCGGTGTAATGCTCCGTTAGCGTTGTCCCTTGTGCTTCCAAGATGTCACCCATGTTGATGGTTCCAAGCTTGAATCCTTCGCGTGCCATCTGCGCTTCTCTACCGTCATCCACGGTCAAACGTGGCGGCATGGTAAACGACCAAGAAAACGGCGCGGCAACTTGTGTGATTTTTCCGTTGGCAGCTAGCACCGCATAAGCGTATTCAAGCTTGCGCTTGGCGATGTATTTCAGCACCTTTTGACGAGCCAAGATTGCTCTGCGTGCGCGTTCAACTTCTGCCCGTTCTGCCGTGCCTTGACCCGCTGGTTTCCAAGTCATTGAGTAGCTCCAACCGATGCCGATCAAGCTCATGCGAATCATGCGGTCATGGAATGACTCCCAAATTTCACCGGGGTTTTCGTGTTTGATTGTTTCAATTTTGCTGCCTCTGCCAGCTACAAAATAACGGTTTGTTCCTGGCTGAACTCGCTCAA